AACGGTGGACCGTCTGCGTTTTACCTTTGGTGTGCAGTCTCTGGTCAGTACCAGTACCAAAGGCGACCGCAACCCGACCAGCGTACAGATGTTGATCCAGTTTCGCCGGGACGGGCTGTGGCGAACGGAACGGGATATCACTATTACAGGTAAAACAACCACGCAGTTTCTGGCATCTGTGGTGATTGATGATTTGCCGCCCCGGCCGTTTGAAGTCCGCATGCAGCGCCTCACTGATGACAGCACCACAGACCTGCTGCAGAACAAAACGGTGTGGTCGGGCTATACCGAAATCATTGATGTAAAACAACGCTATCCGAATACCGCCGTTATCGGGGTAAAAGTGGACGCGGAGCAGTTTGGCAGCCAGCAGGTCACGCGAAACTATCTCCTGCGCGGGCGTATTGTGCCGGTGCCGTCGAACTACGACCCGTTAAAACGGACCTATACGGGAATATGGGACGGGACGTTTAAACCCGCCTGGACAGATAATCCGGCCTGGTGTGTGCTGGATATGCTGACTCACCCGCGCTATGGCATGGGAAACCGCATTGGTGTTGCTGATGTGGACAAGTGGGAGCTGTATGCCATTGCACAGTACTGCGATCAGCCTGTTCCTGACGGTTTTGGCGGGACAGAGCCGCGTATTACCTGCAATGCGTATCTGACGGACCAGCGTAAAGCGTGGGATGTGCTGGGTGACTTCTGTTCCCTGATGCGCTGCATGCCGGTCTGGAACGGCAGTAAACTGACGTTTGTGCAGGACCGGCCCGCCGATAAAGCCTGGACCTATACGCAGAGCAACGTGGTGATGCCTGCTGACGGTGCGCCGTTCGTCTACAGCTTCAGCGCCCTGAAAGAGCGTCATAATGCCGCCGAGGTCCGTTACACCGACCCGAATAACGGCTGGGAAACATCCACCGAACTGGTGGAAAATGACGCTGCCATACGGCGCTACGGTCGCAATGTTCTGAAGATGGATGCGTTCGCCTGTACCAGCCGTGGGCAGGCACACGACTGCGACATGTTCCCGGCGATATCATTGAGGTCTGCGACAGTGATTATGCCGGCGTGACCGTGGGCGGACGCGTTCTGTCGGTCGACAGCCTGTCCCGTACTGTCACCCTGGACCGCGAGGTGGAAATACCGCCAGGCGGCAATGTGGTGCTGAACCTGGTGGGCAGCGATGGCCAGCCTGTTACCGTCGCGGTCACCGCGCACCCCACCCCGGACCGTGTGACCGTCAGCCAGTTACCCGAGGGGGTGGCGGCGTACAGCGTGTGGGGGCTGAAACTGCCTGACCTGCGCCAGCGCCTGTTTCGCTGCGTGGGTATACGGGAAAACGATGACGGGACGTATGCCATCACCGCCGTGCAGCATGTCCCGGAGAAAGAGAGCATCGTGGACAACGGAGCGAAGTTTGACCCATTGCCCGGAGCCAGCATCACGAACACACCACCCGCCGTGCGGCATCTCACCACGGAGATTCTGGCAGAGGGCGGGCAGTATCAGGCGCGGGCGCGCTGGGATACGCCGCGCGTGGTGAAAGGCGTTAACTTCTCCCTGCGCCTGACGGTGAAAGCGGAAGATAACAGCAACCGCCTGGCCAGCAGCCTGACCCTGACCGAAACGGAGCATACCTTCCGCAACCTGACTCCGGGGCGTTACACCCTGACGGTCCGGGCTGTGAACAGCCAGGGCCAGCAGGGTGAGCCTGCCAGCACAGATTTCAGTATCGCCGCGCCGGCTGTACCGTCTTATGTTGAGCTGACTCCCGGCTATTTCCAGATAACCGCCACCCCGCGTCAGGCGGTCTATGACCCCTCGGTGCAGTATGAATTCTGGTTTACGGATACGCAGATAACCGATATCCGCCAGGTGGAAAGCGATGCGCGTTATCTCGGCACGGCGCTGTACTGGATTGCGGCAAACGCGAGTATCAAACCAGGTAAAGACTATTACTTCTATATCCGGGCCGTGAACCAGGTCGGGAAATCGGCGTTCGTGGAGGCTGTCGGGCAGGTCAGTAACGATGCGGAAGGCGTGTTAGATATATTAAAAAATCAGCTTTCTGCTGACCAGATGACCACTGACTTTCTCAGCGCTATCGATAATAAGGTGGTGAAAGAAGAGGTTGAAGAGGCGCTTTCAGCGTCAGAGGCGAGAGTTGACGAGAAGCTCGAATTACTGGGGCAGGACACGGTGGTGGGCATACTACCGTCTCAGACTCACGCGGATACGGGTGCCTTTGTGCTCACCTCGCGCATCGTGTACGTCGGGGGGGCGAGCCATCCCGTTTACCTGTCCATCCCCTGTGCACAGATTGTGACCCACTCAGAGATAGCTTCGGTCATCACGGAGGTTCGCTGCCGGATAGTGATTAATGATGTGACCCGGTTCGACGCAACCAAAACGCTGATGGCGCGTGACTGCTGGTCATTTGCCGCAGGCGCAATGATGAATGCTGAAGAAAAAAATACCGAGGTAAAAATTATCATCACGGGCAGGATGGAGGGGACGGGGGAAATTACGTTGACAGATACGCCGGTGTTTTCCTTTAAGGCTAACGTCCCACAATTTCACTCGTAATGCCCTTGCATCACGACTTATCAGGCCCTTTCGCGGTTAATCCGCGCGAGGGCTTTCTTATGGAGAGTGTTATGTCAGTAAAAATTGTTGGCGTTCTGAAAGATGGGGTGGGGAAGCCTGTCCCGAACTGTACGATTGAGTTAAAAGCCCTGCGCACCAGTGCCACGGTTATCACCACGACAGTGGGACGTGAACGCCCTGCGGAGAGCGGATTTTACAGCATGGACGTTGAGCCGGGTAAATATGGCGTTTCGCTGTGTATTGAAGGTTATCCTCCGTCGTGGGTGGGGGATATCGTGGTCAGAAAGGATTCTCGTTCAGCGCCGCTGAATGATTTTCTTGAGGCAGTGACCGAGGATGATGTTCGCCCGCCCGCGCTACAGCGCTTTGAGGAACTGGCTGAAGAAGTGAACCGGCTGGCTGAGCAGGTCAGGGAAGATAAAATCATTGTCGAAAAGGCGGTCGAGAGTGTCGATTTTTCCGGCCCCAGAGGGGCGTATAGGATTGGCATGGGGGATACAACAGTAGGTGAGATTCTGAGGCAAAAAGTTTACATTATTGTGATCACTGGTCAGTCAAATGCGGTGGGGGCAAACAACGGTGGTCCAAATCCTGGAAACCCGAAAGTAAAAGTATGGAATCCACGTAATAGTGAGTGGGGGTCCAGTGATTACACTCAAAACCCTTTTGCATATTCCAGCCCTGATGGTAACAAAGGCAACAACAATATTGCTCTGGCATTTGCACATCGCCTGGTTGATGAGCATAAAGCCGATAAGGTTTATATCATCTACGATGCCGCTGGCGGTCGTCCGATTGAAGACTGGATTGCTGAAGGTGTTGATTCAGTCCGTTATGCTGCGATTAAAAGTAAAGTTGAAGCAGCGTTCATGTCACCTGAAATTATAGCCACAGGAAAAACTGATATTGATTTTCTGGTATTTGCACAGGGTGAAGAAAATGCCCTGACGGATACCGTTACGGATTATCGAACAAAACTTGCGACACTGGATAAACAATTTCGTGCAGAAAGCTGGATGTCTGATACCACACCGATGTTTATCATGGGTATGAGCGGATTACACATGCGCTACCAGATCTGGCAGGCGCAGGTTGATTACTGCGAAAATTACAATCGCAACTGCATCTATGTTAATTCAGCAGGATTGTTAACGCAGTATGAGGTTGACCAGACAGGGGATTATACGCACTGGCTGGGTAAATCGCTTTGGGAACATGGTTATTACCGCATCTGGCAGGCTTTGCATGAGCGCGGTGTAACACACAGGCTGACGCTTCCTGCATTTTATTCGCGAGGTGTTGGTGCCTGGAATGGTAATAATATTGCCATTGCAGGATTTAGTTCGCTGGTTAGCGCGGGTTCGACGACCAGTGATTTTCCAAAGAACGGGCCAGCGGCTTCGCATTCAATTCATTGGGGTTATCAATGTACAGCTGCAAATTATTCCCTTGCTGGCGGCTATCAGAACATGATGGATACTGGCGCTAATTATTCTGTTTCCTGGGGACGCCTGAACACGTTCAGTGCAGTCGCGCAGTACTCATCTGCATTTGGATATGGCAACACGATTAATGCGCCTTATGCCTTTGCTGCTGGGCGGGGACATACTATAGCGGATCCGTATTGCGCGGCTCTCGGGGCTTTTTCTGAATACAAAACCTCACTCGAAGACCCAGTGCGTTTTCAAGTGGGGACAGGAAAAGCGGAAGTCTCACCTAAAACCGGCTTTGCCGTCTTTGAATCAGGGCGCGCTCTGTTTTCAGGTAACATCGATTTCAGGACAGACAATGCTTTTTCTGTTGGAACGCCAAGCGCCCGCGCGTCTGTAATCTATGCAACTACAGCCAGTATCAATACATCAGATATCTCAACGAAAAAGATACGCGGCGTATCCGGCGCGTTAAGTGAGGCAGAATTGCGGGCATGGGCCAAAGTACCGCCAACGATCTATCAGCTACTGGAATCTCTGGATGAGAAAGGTGAAGACGCACGGCTGCATGCCGGATTAATTGCACAGGACGTTGCAACAGCGTTTGAGTCTGAAGGACTCGACCCGCGCGAGTATGCGCTTTTCTGTGAGGATGAGACGTTTGAGGAAGTGTTCGAACCTCACGTTCAGACGGTCAGCCGACAGAAGCGAGGCCCTGGTATTATCCGCGAAGTCACAGAGACAGAGGGGCAACAGGTCTTAACCGAGCGACATGTTGATGATGCGCTTCAATACACTGAAATTGAATTCTCTGATGCCGATGGTACTGTCCGAACTGAAATCGTGCCAGTGACTGAAGAGGTCGAGGAAACAGTGATGGTTCCGGTGCGCAAACCAGCAGGAAAACGTCTTGGGCTACGTTATACGGAATGTCTGATTTTTGAAGCAGCATATCAGCGTTCAGTCAGCACGACACTGGCGGCGCGTCTTGATGAGATGGAAAAACGGGTAACCCGTTAGCTCTATCTAATAGAGAAGCCCCTGCATATGCAGGGGCTTTTTTAGTGGACTGTCCCTGCCCGTTCCCTGCAAGGAACGGAAGGATGAGGCGGGAACCGAAGCTGCCCCGCCCGGACCACCATAATTCAGGTATGCGCAGACGAAGGACACAAAAAAACACGCTGGCGCGTGTATGTGTCGCCATATGGATAATCGGGTTTCCACCCCCGGTTGCGGAATTTGCCGCAACGGGCTAACTCTACCGTCCAAACGACACACGCGTTAATAATTTAAGTTTTTATGACTTGGCTTCGCCAAGTTCGGATTCCAGCAGAGCTTCTATTTTTTCCATCAAATCAGAAGGTATTTTGCGGTTGTCTAACTTTAGGGTAACAAAATTCCCCTTGTATTTAGCGACAACGGCATCGCCATAAGTTTTCTTAGTTCTCGGCGGATCTTGCTTATCCATCAGGATTACGTCATGCAGTATCTGGATAATCCGTGTTGGCTCAAGAATCTCTCCGGCTTGCTTCATGTTCAGTAGCTGCCGTGCACCATCCAGCATAGCCTTCTCGTTGGCCTGGTAAACTTTGAATAAATCGTTTCCGGCCCTGGCTGAGAGTTCCCCTGGATGCTGGAAGATAGCCAGAATCTCTTTTGGTAAGCCTGCTGTGTTGATACAGCGGGTTATGATGTTGCGATCGATATTCTCAGCTTCTGCCAGCGCTTTTACGTTGCCATCAAAATCTTTCAGTCTACGTTGGTATCTTTTGCCTCGCTCATATGCGCTAGTTGGGCGGTAGTCGTTACCGACTTGCGACAACCACTGCATTTGTTCGTCGTCTAACTCCCCGACTAATACACGGTAGTCAGTGCCGGTGATGATAGCTGTTTTGCGTCGACGCGAGCCGTCCGCGACTTCAATAATGCCCGAAACTTTGCGCGCGAACGCAGGGTTTTGCTGTCCTGATGTGAGGAACGATGGGATCAGGTCCGCGAGTGCCGATTCGTTTAGCAATTCCTGATCGCGTTCGTTACCCAGCCAGATCATTGTGGCCATTTCAACTTTATCTGCAGGAACAGTTTCCAGCTTGAATGTTACGTTGCGGCCACAAACAGGCAGGGTAATGCTGTTCCCTGATAGCGAACTAAGCTGGCGCTGCAAATCTCCTACCATTGGCGATACGGGCTGAGATTTTGGAGCGTGGTGTGTATTGCTCATTAATTTGTCGATATCGGGTGCATTTTTTAGCGGAGTGCGCTGTCTCATTATTAGTCCTCCCAACGTGGCTTGATCAAGTCGTCAAAAATTTCCATGCAGACAGGTTCCCAAATAGCCACCGCATTCCTCCATGCATTCAGCGTTGACCGCTGGTTGGCGGCTTGTTCAAAAACGGTACGCATTTTTATTTGGCCTTTTCCTACCTCGTCTGTGACCCGTACTACCTGCCGTAATACCATCGCGCCCCAGGTATTTCGTATTTGTTCTTCCATCCATCTGGACTGATTTCCGGTAACCATGCTGTATTTAGTCAGTAACAAACGGACAGTAGGCTCGAATCCACCTAAATCAACGGTTTCCAGTAGGTCCAGCAGCATAGTGAAAAACTGAAGTACGGATGCGTAATCGAACAATTCAGCAGGTGTAGCGACAACGATTACATCAGCGGCACAAACGACATTAATAGTGCCGGTACCGAGGTTAGGAGCGCTGTCTATTACGATAATATCGTAGTTATCCCATACAGATTCGATAGCGGCTCGAAGCATAAGGTGCGGAGGATGTGGTAATTTTCCCTGAGCATGATATTGCATCAGATCGGTTTCGATGCGATGCAGAGCTAGGCAACTAGGAATTATGTCCAGTCCTGGCCAGCAGGTAGGTTTTATAGCGTACTCTGCGTTGTCTCGTTCACCGAGATAAAATGGGAGTAAGGTATCTTCTGCGTGGATATGTAAATCAGGAACATACCCATGATACATAGATGCTGTTCCTTGTGGATCATTCCCTTCGACAAGTAACACGCGGTGCCCCTGCAATGCTAGCCATTGCGCCTGGTGTACGGCAGACGAAGTTTTATAGACACCCCCCTTATGTGACATTACGGAGAGAACAACAGGGTTCTTACCTTCCGGACGTTGGTTTGGATTACCAAAAACACTACGCATGTTGCTTATTTGGTCAATCGTATATCCAGCACGGCGCTCTACTCTGCCGCGAGTTTCAAAATCAGGCGCAGGAAGACGCCCCGTTTTTTCAGCGTCTCTTATTGCTTGCGGTGTTACCCCAATCAAGTCAGCTACTTCGGTAATTCCCCAGCGACGAGTAATGCGACGAGCTTCAGGGCTATCATCACCGAACTGAGCAATTGCTATGGCCTGAGTCATCTCCTGACCACGTCTGATACACTCATGTAACAAATTGATAAGCGACATTCTATACCCTCTCTTATGAGCGATTTTCTTTGCGTTATTTATATCACTTTGCGTTAAAAAAGCAAAGTTGCGTAAAAAAAGCAAAGACAAACGAAAAAAGCAAAGCTAAAACTTTAACCACTAGGCTAACCGTTTTGTGACGCAACCTAAGTATTACTGTGATAAATGAGTCGGCTATCTTGAAGCACCTTATACTAAGTTAATGTTTTAAAACGATATTATTAAATTCTGAACACCTACCTTCTTTAATGAAACATACTAATTCCTACCTTGATTTTATGAGCGTTATCACATTACTCACGAACCCAAACAAATCATCACACTAATAGAGAAAGTAAAACCGATGATTTCACTCTCAATATAGAATCGATCATATCATAACACAATCAGATAAGTAAACTTATCATAACACAATCGGATTGATAAAGATAACACTGTATTGATTTATCATAACATGTATTGACTATGTATCAGCACACAATCGCCCATTATA